AAGTTTACCAAAGTAAAGAAAAAAAAAGGGCTGTTTTGTACTAGTAGCCTATGACTAGAAACTCGAATACTTTTGAGTTTACTAACGCTGAGGAGTTTGGTACTTCTGCTAAGATATTACCGTTTCCTGAACCTGTGAAAGCTTTGATCTTTTCATTGGTTTTGTCGTATTGTACTACTAGTTTTGAATCCGTAAATGTAGGAATCACTGCAACTAGTGTAGATATCCTGCCCTCTTTGAGGTCAGCCGACACTCCGTTGGTTGCATAGTTATCAGAGGCACCGAAGGTAACTTTGATAGCATATACTCGCAGCTTTGATACTAATGCTGCTTGCCATGAGAGAGTTTTTCTCACGTTAGCATCTGTCCATGTTGATGAACTTATTGTTAATGCCATTGATATATTGAGAAGTTAAAGACTTATAAAGATTACTTCCACCAAGCACCTAATAACTCAATTCCAGTAATGGTTTCTATTACTATAGAACCAAATAGGAATATGATTACTAAATCCCTTGCCTTCGCTAATTTCTCGTTATGATATAGTTGTACCATGAATCGAGACATTCTGTATACTTATAAAGATTATCGCCAATTATCTTTCTTTCTGTCTTCACATTGAACACATTTGAGTATTCCTTTATGAAAACCACAGTCTGGACATTTTAATGAAAAGGTTATAGCGTCATTCTTTCCAGTTCTTCTGAGCATATAGAATGCTATAGCCCCCACGATTCCCATGACTATTATGTAAAATAACATAGTATATGTTATATATACAAGTATATATCTTTTTGCTATTTAAAAAAAGAAAAATATGGCCGAAGCCAATCAATTTTATTCTAGAGTTTTATATCTCTAATCTTACCCTGTGATTTGAAGTGTCTACAAACAGTTTCGCCCATAGTCCTGAATACTCCTTTCTCAACAAATGCATTGTTGACAAATGGATATCCTGGTGAACGTCTTGTAGCTTCGTAGTACTCTGTTGGGATTGCGATTTGGATACCGATTCTTGGGTAACCATATCCTTCTGCATCAGATGTATCAAATGCGAATAGTCTTCCGACTTCACTGGCATCGCCAGAGTCGCTTGGTGCATCCTTGCTTGGGATAAATGGAATTCCATAGATTGAATCTACGTGAATACCAACGCCTGTTCCTTTGAATGTCTGAATACCGTTTACGTCTACCTGTACGAGTGCCTCACCATATGGGTTTGGAATACGAACAGATGGCATATACAGTCCTTGTATTTCAGAGTATACTTCGTGAGAACCTAGCCATACATTTGGATCTTTACCTGCTGCTATCCTAATCTTTCGTAAGAAAGCTCTTAGGGTATCATCAGTTAAGACACCGTTTGTACCGATTGTTCCAGAAGCTGATTCAACTGTACTGTCGAATGTTGAAGAACTATCTCTGTCAATGGTTGCGTTGGCAGCCCATGGATCATAAGAACCAGTTGTTGATGCACCTAATGCAGTTTCTTCTGCATTGGATGAAACAATTCTGTCTAATGACTCAAAGTCTGTTGTTCCAGCGTTTGTACCAGAACCAGTGATTGTTCCCTCTACGTCTGCGAGTAGTTGTCTGTTAAGGAATTCTTTGTGTTGTACTGCCATGTACAATCGAAGTGAACCAAGTCCACCCCAAATGTCGTCCTTGCTGTGTGTTGCTAACCATTCCATTACTTCGGATGCTGAGAAAGGCAGTTGTGCTGTCTTTGGTCGAACATCGATTTCTTGGAGTGTTGGCTTTACTGTTTCAGCAATGGCTCCACCTTCTGCTGTACCACCTAATGCAGTGTTACCACTGTTGGTGTTAAGCACAGGTTTTGCAGTAATAACCCTCCATCCAGATTTATCCCATGGATACTTTGGTAAAATACCAAATGCGTTGGCCTCTAAGTTAAGTTGAGCCCATGCATACGCTCCATAGATTGCGTTAAAAACGCCTGCTGTGGATGTAGTTGCTGGTGCATCTGCTTTTCTTAAGAGGTTACGATTGTAACCATAGTAGAGTGCTTCAAGTTCGTCAATAGTTCTTATTTGAGCCATTTTAGAAACCTGCTACCTCGTCTGGTGTTGGTGTGTAATACTTTCCCTTCAGAATATTTCTTGCGACTGAACTAAGACCTTCATAACCTTCTGCTCTTGCATCTTTTAGAATTGGGCTAAAGTCGGTTTGACTTTCTCCTGCTTTCTCGATTGCTGCATTTGGTCGTGGTGTCTCAGTTGTAAAGGTGTGCTGTGACTTTGAAACTAGTCCACTTTTGTGGAGTGGTTTCTCTTGCATTGATGGTGCTGAATCACCTGCTGGTGCATTCTCATTCTGTCTATCATCGTCTAACCCTGCTTGGTCACCTTGAGGATAAGGTTGTGCTGGAACTGTAATATCAGCTCCTACATCATTATCTGATCCTGTTGTGCCTGCTGGGGCAGCTGGTAGATCGGTTGGAGTCTCTAGAGCTTTGATTCTAGAGTCTATGCCCTTTAGATGTTCTGCAAATTTCGTCAATTGCTCAGATAAACCGTCCAATCCTGTCTTGATTGATGTCTCGAAAGCTTTTTCTTTCTCGTCATCTTTTAGGAATGCTGGTTTCTTGTCTTCGCCTTTTGTCTTCTCGTCTTCTTTTTTGTCGTCCTCTGCTTTGACTTTTTTGTCGTCTTCAGCAGCGACTTTATTCTCTTCTTTAGGTTTTTTGTCTTCGTCTGTCATGTTGTTGACTAGACTTATAACTGCTTATATATATAAATTTGTTTAATTATGTGTCACTTTGACTGTCTTCAGCACGTCCAGTGACTCCCAAGTCTTCTGCTGTATCCATGGCTTGTACTCCTAAATCACCTATTGCATTACCTGCATCTATTACTTTTTGTCCACCATCTGTCGCTTCACTTGCTGCTCTACCTGCTCTACCTGCTTGTTGGCCAATTTTACCTCCTACTCTGCCAGCAACTTGTGCTACACCCATAGCACCTCTTCCTACTGCTCCTGCTACTGCACCTAATACTGCTGGTATTGGTTTTGTTATCTCAGGGAGTATTTTATTAACATCCAACATTTGTTTATCTAAACCTCCAAGATCAGCCATAATATTAACATATTCTGCTTTAGTATTAAGTTGTTCTAATCGTTTAATTGTACTATATCCTTTTATTGAATGTGATCCCTGGCCATCACCATTTGAACTTGGTGTCTTCTTATCCTCTACTATATCTGCTAATGCCTTTTCCGTTTCTTTTATTTGGTTTTTAACTTCAGTTATCTGTGCTATTGGCTCTGATCCTTGTTGTGATGTATTATAGCCACCTAGGCCTCTAACTCCACCATATCTTCCTTGAGTGATACTATCTTTCTTTTTACCACCCTCTACTCCATTTTGCATCTGTCCACAGAATGCTCCTGGATCTTTCTTATCTTGATTCTTTGATTCACATTCACCAAAACTTCCTTTACCACCTTTGCCGTCTGGTATTGGTTTTGTTATTTCTCCATCCTTATGTCCTGGTTTTGGTTTTGTTATATCTTCTTTTGTTTTGACATCTTTTGGTTGTGGATGTCCAGTACCTGTCCAACCAGCGTCAGTTGTACCTTCATCTTGATCTGCTATTGTTGGGTTTGTCGTGTTACCTAATTTCCTTCCAGAACTAGTATCTCTATCTACATCTTGATTATACATACTATGTTGATCTCCCTGTGCATTTGAAAAGTCAGGCTTTGTTACATAACATCCAAACTTGTCACATTTGATAAGCATCTTACCATTTCCTATATCTTCATGTTCTACCATAGCTTTTGACAATGGATTTGTATGAGTTATCAATGCCAATGGAACTGCTGGGTCCTCACATACTGCTACCTCATAATGTTCTAAATCAGTTAAAGCATATGCAATAGATCCATCTTTCATTTTTACAGGTTCTCTATCGGCCTTTGTTGCTCCACCGAAACTTAATCCCTTATACTCTCCAGATGTAATCTTCTTCCATATATCATCATCTAATTCATAGTCCTTGTGTATCTTTCCTGTTATCTTAATTGCTGGATATACATTACCCTCTGCATCTTGTGCTTCAGT